TGGAGGGAGATGATAGTTACTGACCTAAATTTAAGAGGTGACCACTTTTCACAAATTGTACGCAATGGTTTAGGAGAAGTGCTAGGGATCTATCCACTTGATGCAAAGAAGATGGAAGTACTTATGGTTGGTGGGAAAAAAGTTTTTAGATACACCATTGGAAGTACACAAAAAGTAGATTTGTCAAGTTTTGAAATTCTGCATATTATGGGGATTCCAGCAGGAGATGGGCTTAGAGGATTGTCTCCCATATCTGCAAATAAGAGAGCGTTAGAGCTTGGAAGTACAGCAGAAGCGTATGGCTCAAAGTTCTTTGACAATGGGGCAAATGCATCTGGTGCATTTTCTATTCCAGGTACGCTTCCAGAGGAGTCTTTTAATAGGCTAAAAAACTCTCTAGAGAGTGCTTATGCAGGGGTTGTCAATAGTCACAAGCCTATGTTATTAGAAGAGGGCATGAAGTTTGAGAGATTTACAATCTCAAATAACGACTCACAATTTTTAGAGACACGAAAGTATCAAAAAGAGGAGATAGCATCCATCTTTCGTGTTCCTATGCACATGGTAAACTCTTTGGAGAATGCGACATACTCAAACATAGAGCATCAGTCACTAGACTTTGTACAGTTTAGCATTCTTCCATGGCTTAAGCGTATTGAGCAGTCACTTACTCTCTCTTTATTGAGTGTCGATGAGAGGGAGCATTACGCTATAAAATTTAATGTTGACTCCCTTTTGAGAGGTGATTTTGACACAAGAACAAAAGGGTATGCCACATTGTTTAACATCGGTGCGATTTCTCAAAACGAGATAAGAGCCAAAGAGAATATGAATAGCATAGGAGAGGAGGGGGATAAGTATTATGTTCAACTCAATATGGGGGAGACCTCTACAATAAAGGATGGTGAAAAATGATTTTAATTGATGGTGAAATTGGGTGGGATATGACATCTGCTCAATTCGCGAATGAGCTAAAAAAAGAGACTGGTGATTTTGAGATACACATCTCATCTGGAGGGGGCTCTGTCTTTCAGGGTATCTCTATTTATAATCAGATTAAAGCGTACAATCGTGGGAAAGTGACAGTCATTATCACCTCTTTAGCAGCGTCTATGGCATCGTATATTGCTTTAGCTGGAGATGTTGTAAAAGCTTATGACAATGCTGTATTTATGATTCACAATGCCTCTGTTTTTGCCATGGGGGACCATCGTGAACTACGGAAAAAAGCAGATATTTTAGAGGGGCTTAGTGGAATTACAGCAAAACGCTATGCAAGCAAAACAGGGAAAAGTGACAGAGAGATTAAAAAGCTGATGGATGATGAAACTTTTTTCTATGGGGAAGAGATTAAAAGTGCAGGTTTTGTAGATGAGATTGTACCAGATGGAAAAGAGGTTCCAAAGTCACAAGCTGTTGCACTTGCAAATGAAACGTTTAATGCTTGTCTGAAAGCATCGAGTGAGAGGGGGACAGATGCAGAATTTGAACAAGCTTCTGCACTGTTAAAAACTTTCGCCAGCAAAAATATGGAAGAGCCGAAGCCAGTAAAAGAAGGTGTGCAACCAGAGGAGCGTGTATTTGAGAAGAATACACTTAAAGTAAATGCCATGAAGGCAAGATTATCACTATATAAAAAAGGAAACAAATGAAAGAGATGATGAAAGCAAGAGCTTTGTTGCTTGCAAAGATGAGTGCATTTATGGAAGCACACCCACAGATGAATGATGACCAAGTAGCAGAGTATGAAACACTTGAAAAAGAGTTTGACCAACTCTCTGCAAATATTAACAGAAGAGAAAAACATGAAAAACGTACAGCACAAATGGCACAGGCAACAACAAGCCCACTTGGATTTGGTGATACTGCAGAAAAAAATGCTGGTGTCGTTTCCAAATATGCAACTGCTGAATACAAGTCTGCCTTTAACCTCTTTTTAGCTGGGGCAAATCCACATGATTTTAAGTCTGAAATGACTGTCGGTTCTGATGCAGACGGTGGATACATTGTACCAGAGGAGTATCATGATGCTGTGATTACGAAGCTTAATTTGATTGGTCGGACAAGAAGCATCTCTAATGTTGTTGGGACAAAGACAACCACAAACTTTCCTATCGAGGGAGATGCACCAACTTTCGCATGGATTGAAGAGGGTGGGGCTTATGGTTCCACAAAAGCAACATTTAATAACAAACAAATTAAAGCCTATAAGCTTGGGGGGATTATTAAAGTTTCTGAAGAGTTACTACAAGACACATCTATTGATTTTGATGCATACATGGGTGTTCAGATTGCAAGAGGGATTGACAAAGCAGAGTCTCCAGCTTTTGCGATGGGAGATGGTGTAGCAAAGCCTACTGGTTATGCGTATTCCTCTAATATTGGTCCTTCTTCTACGACTGCTTCAACAGATGCTGTAACAGCAGATGAGTTGATTGATATCTACTATGACCTTAAAGAGGAATATAGAGCAACGGCTACATGGAGAATGACAGATAAGAGTGAAAAAGCTATTAGAAAGCTAAAGAATAGTGATGGTGACTACATTTACTCTAAGGCTCTTGCAGAGGGTGAGCGTCCAACACTGCTTGGTCGCCCTATTGTTATTGACAACTCTATGGCAGAGATGGGTGCAGGAAACAAGTTTATTGTCATTGGGGACTTTATGAGCTATCAAATTGCAGATAGAGGGGAGATGAGTATCCAACGTCTTGACGAGAAGTATGCAGACGAAGGGTTTGTTGGTTTTAAAGTAACAAAACGTGTTGATGCAAAAGTGATGCTTGATGAAGCGTTTAATGCTGGTAAAAATGCAGATGAGTAGTAGAAGATGAAAATTATTTTCTTAACACATCTCAGTGGGATGACATCCTTTGCTCCAGGAGCAGAGGATGAAGTGAGTGATGCCGTTGCTTTACGATACATCAAAAAGGGTATTGCAAAAGCAAAAACAAAAAAAGAGCATACAGCCTTAATGGTTCGTATGCAAAAAGAGGCTGATGTAGAGGCTGAAAAGCAAGCAAAAATGATTGCTATTGCAAAAGATAAAGAGTTAAAAGAGGATGTGCGAAACCTTCTTGACGCACTACTTGAGAGAGTGCGTCTTATTGAGAGTATAGACGAAGCATATAGGGAGACTTTTTTAGAGCAGTTTAATGTTCTTTTTGATGCAAAAGAAGATGCACCAGTTACTGCTGATGACAACAGTGAGGAACATAACTAAAAATGCAATCTATCCGTATATCTGAAGAAGAGCTTGTTGTAAGTCTTGGTGATGCAAAAGCGTACTTTCGTATCTTGCACGAAGAAGAAGATGCTCTTATTGAGCGTGTACTTCGTTCTGCAACAGAGCAAGCAGAACAGATTACTAACAGGGTGCTAAAACGTGCAACATTTCTCTTAACAATAGAGGACTTTTCTAATGTAACACTTGAGCGTACTCCATTTGTTTGGGGTGTAAGTGTATCGTATATAGATAATGCTGGAGAGAGGGTGCTTCTTCCTAGCACATATTACAACGTAAGTATAGATGACTCTGCTAGAGCAACGCTCTCTTTTGTCTCTGTCCCAGATGATTATTTTGGGAGTATTGAGATTACGTATGATGCTGGGTATGAAAAAACACCAGCACAGATAGAAACATATATCCTCTCTACGGCACTCACTCTCTTTGAAAATAGAGAGCATATTGTTGTTGGGACAATGGTCTCTACAAAAGTAGCCAATCTTTACAAAAGGTTGCTAGACAGTTATAGAGTGATTCCAGTATGAGAGTTGGACCTTTGAGACATTTGTGTCGCGTAGAGAAACTTTCGCCAGCGAAAGATGCTTTTGGTGGCATTGTTAACACATGGGAACTTTCTGTTAACGTGTGGTGTTCTATTGCCCCTGTAAGTGGTAAAGAGAGTTGGATGTCTGCACAAAAGTATGAAACAGCGACACATACAGTATTTTGTCGCTATACCGACAAAGTTACCCCAAAAATGCGTATGCTCTTTGGTACGCGTGTTTTTGACATTGTAGCAGTGATGAATGTGCAAGAACAAAACAAGATGCTCAAACTTGTTGTGGAGGAGACGGTATGACGGATGATTTTAAAAATATCAAGCAGGCATTAAGCAAATTGCCAGCAGTACTGCAACAAAGAGTTGTGGCAGGGGCAACACGTGCTGCTGCGAAAACTATTGCAGAAGATGCAAAATCTCGCGTACCAGTTGATACTGGTAACTTAAAGATGAGTATTAAAGTTAGAAAAGCAAAGAAAAAAGAGAGAAAGGAGGGAGTGGAAACATATTATGCAGTACCCGTAACAAAATATTTTAATAGAAGTGCAACTCTTAGAATTAAGATGAAAAAAGAGCGTGTTGTACATTATGCTCAGATGGTTGAGTTCGGTACTTCAAAAATGGCTGCACGTCCATTTTTGCGTCCTGCCTATGAGGCAGGGGCACAAAAGAGTATGGATGCGTTTAAAAAGTATGCGTTAGAACGTACAGACAAAGAGATAGCGAAGTTGAATAAATGATAGAGGAACTCTATGACAAGCTATTGTGGGAAGTAAAGAGTGTGGATGATAGAGTATTCCCTCTTGTAATGCCACAAGGGTGTGACAAGCCTGCTCTTGTTTACACGATTGTCTCTGATGTAGACCATCAAACCTCTACGGGGTGCGTTGAGTTTAGCAGTATGCGTGTACAAGTAGATGTCTATGCAACAACCTATTTTGAGGCAAGAGAGATAAGAGACGAAGTGAGAGAGGCAATGTATAACTTCTCCCTTTATCCAGAAAATTTTAACTCTGTGGACAGTTATGAAAATGACACAGGATTATTTAGACAAAAAATTGATTTTACATTAAGGAGAAAATGATGGCAACAGGTGGAAATTTAGCAACTATTGAAGTGAGTACAGATGGTACAGATGACTCTTGGAAAGGGGTAGGGTGTACTTTTACCATCCCTGATGTTGACTGGGGGACAGAGAGTGCCAATAAAGAGTATTGTATTAACGAAAAAAACCCAATTATTACGGTTGGAAATACGGAGTTTGGGTCCAATACTGTTCAATATGCGTGGAGTCAGGGGGCCCTCAATGAGGGGAACAAGATTTTAAAAGATGCAAAAGATGCAGAAAATGAAAATGCAAAAAAAGTCTACATTCGTGTAACAATTAACAATGCAGAAACAACAGATGGGCATGGTACACAATATGTCACGCAAAATATGGTAACAGGGTATAAACATACTGGATTTACAAAAGATGGTTCGGTTAAGACCGAAGTTGCAATGGAGCAGCTCGCAGCACCAGAAGAGATAGCAGCAACATAGTAAGGAGATGAGATGTTAAGATTGAGTAGTGAAATTGGATTTAAAGTGGTATCGGCAGATGAGACCGTACTAGATGTGACTGTTACCGTATCTCGGTTGAAGAAAAAGCAACAGAAGAAGCTAGCAAAGATGGTTGAGTCTGCTCAAGCAAAATTGCAAGATGGTGTTGGGGTAAGTGATGGAATGACAGAGCTTGACCTTGCAGCAAAAGAGCGATTTAAGATGCAAGTTTCTGGCGAAGGCGTGAAGAAGCTCTCTGAGTTTGCAGAGGAGTATGGTTACCAAGCTGTGATGAATGAGATTGATGCACTTGTCTCTGATGCTGAGGGAAAGCGTTAGTCCTTGTAGCTTCATATCTGCGTGGAGATACAAAAGAGGAGATGCCCTATGGAACATTTGCTTATGCAATGTTGTCTATGGCACAACGATGTGAACCCTCTTACTCATTTTCTGGAGTGGTTGGGTTTGAATATGCGTCCATTAAAGATAGCATTAAAGAGCTTGGTCTCTCTGTAAAGAGGCATAGGAAAGCCATTGCATACATTGGTAAGCTTGTTGCAATGGATAAAGAGGCATTTACAAATCTTGGTGCATCAACACAACTTGATGACATTACAAAAGAAGACATCCAGAAGATGTTTAAGATAAAAAAATAGGAGAAGAGATGTCTATTATTGGAACAGTACTTGTTCGTGTAGAAGCAGATATTGCAAAGCTTGTTTCTGGAGTTGCACGCTCAAAAAAGCTACTTGATTCTTTAGAAAAAAGAACACAAAATGTGACAGAGTCTTTTAAAAATATGGCACTTGGTGTTGTGGGAATCTACTCCGTAGAGACAGCGTTCACCTCTTTAAAAGAGGCTATTGGGGCAACGGTTGATGTTGCTTCCCAGTTTGAACAGTTTACAAATAGAATGAGTGCATTTTCCCCTTCACTGTCTGTTGCAAACAGTGAAGTGGAAAGGGCAACAAAGCTTGCACAAGATTTTAACTTAAGCATAGCAAATACAAATGAAACATTGCTTCTTATGAAAAATTATGGGCTAAAAGATAGTAATGAACAGATGAAAATCTACGCCAACACAGCCATGGGGGCAGGGAAGTCTATTGACCAGTTTGCTGAAGCTATGGCTGATGCTCTAACAGGTGAGTTTGAGAGATTAAAAGAGTTTGGTGTTAAGTCTTCGAGTATGGGTGAAAAAGTAGGATTCTCTTGGAGTGATAGTTCTGGAAAAACAAGAAGTATTATTGTTAGTAACAATAAAGAGGTAATAGATTCTACTCTTTCTGCTATTTATAATGAGAAGTATGTCGGACAGCTGGATAAATGGAAAAACTCCTACGCAGGGGTGATGCAGGGTATTAGTAACAAGATGACGATGTTTAAAAAGAGTATTGCAGATGCTGGACTTTTTAACTATGTCCGTAGTGTTGGAACTGCTCTTTCTAGCTATTTAAGTGGAGGTTTTGGAGATGCAACCTCTTCTGCTAAATACTTTAGTGATTTTGCCATAGGAGCGATACGCTCTTTGGTGAATGGAATGGGTGTTTTGATTGATACAGTCTCTTTATTAAAAGGAGGGTTTGCACTGCTCTCTTCAGGATTTTATACTTTTATTGGGTCTATGAGTGAGGGTATTAACTATTTGCAGGCTGGATGGGTATCTTTTACGAATAATATGTCACAAATTTGGGCTGGTGTGTCAAATAGTGTAGAATCTGTTTTTTCAGGAGTGGTTAATTTTATAATCGATGGCTTAAATGTAGTTATTGGTAGAGTGAATGGGATATCTGAATTCTTTAACAAAGGTAAAGTTTTTGATGAGATAGGTAAGTTTGAGATTGAAATGTCTATTGCTCCTGTAAAAGATACAGTAAAACAACTAGCAATTTCTCGTGATGCTATTAATGGATTTTATGCAGATGCAGAGCGTGCTAAAAAGTCCTATGAAAAAGAGGTGAAAAAAGGCTTTGCTGGAGATGCTTTAGCCTTTGAATTTCTGCAGAAGATTGATAGTACAAAAGGTAAAAATCTTGATGAGTTAGCTCGTTTAAAAAAAGAGAAAGCAGATGCACAAAAAAAGCTTAATGATATTGGTGCTAAGTATGGTCCACTTTCGCCAGCGAAAAAAGAGCCTAAGTCACCTGCTTCTACAAAATCTAAGATTAATGAAGCAAAAGAACTTTATAAAGAGTACTTAAAGTTAACAGGACAAGTAGAAAAGCTCTCTTCACTAGAGAGAGAAGAGAGCTTTTTAAAGTTTAAAAACAGTGGTGCTTTTTCCCATGAAGCACTGCTTGAGATAGAAATTGCACTTAACAAGAAGAGTCTTAGTGAACATTTACAAGATGCATGGGATAGCATTAAAATGGGTAATTTAAAAGGTGCTATTGACTCAGCATGGATGGGTATTAAGAGTGAGTCTTTTTTAAGTGCTGGTAGCAAAACTACTGGAACAATAGGTAGAAGTATGCAAGATGGAAGTAGTTTCAATAAAGCAGTAGGGGACGAAATAAGAGATGGTATTGATTCAATTCCTATTTTTGGTGATATTGCTAATTTTGTTGGAGGACTCTTTTCAAGTGAAGTAAGTCAAGCCGAAATAGATAAAGCTACTGGTAGAACAGACTTAAATGACTCTAGTATACAGGATATGGGTAGTGTATTCGAAAAAGCAATGAACCCACAACTTAATGCTACTTACACTATGTCTCAATACCTTAAAAATATGGAGAAAGACTTCGGAATTGTAGCACAAGCAATAGTTGGTAGTGTTGGTGGTAGTAGTTTAGACTTAACTGGTATGAATTATGTACCTACCGAGAAGTATGGGACATTAGGCTTTTCGTCTAAGACAACAGAGTTACTCGGTACTGGGCTAGACCTTGGAGGTACACTAGGTGATATTGATGCTAGTGGGTATATTTCTGAACTTGTCAAGAAATCATCTTGGTGGGGACTAAGTAAATCAACTTCACTTAAAATTACTGACGTTGATTTACCACAGGAGACTATTACTGCTATTAATGACGCAATGAATGATGGTATTGCTACTATCTTAACAGCTGGTACTGCTTTAGGTTTTGACCAAGAGTCTTTGGACGAGCAGATAGAGGCATACAACATAGAGATTGGTAAGATTAACTTACAGGATATGAACGAGGAAGACGCATCAAAGGCTATATCTAATGCTTTTAGTGAGATATTTAGTGGTGCCATTGATGGAACAGACTTAGTAAGCCTTACAGATAAGTATAGTCAAATTGGCGAGGATAGCCTTGGTACATTAACAAGAATAGCTACTGAGTATGAACAAGCATCTTACGCATTTAACCAAGCAGGTATGGCTCTATCTGATAGTGTCAGTGGGTTATATACAGAACAAGAAAAGTACTTAGATATTGTTGAATTCTCTGGTGGTCTAGACAAGTTTAATGAGAATTATAGTGCGTTTATTGATAAGTACTACACCGATGCCGAAAAGCAACAAATGAGTTACGACGCATTGGCTACACAGTTTGATAACCTAGGCGTAGCTATGCCTACCACTGATGATGGCTTTAGGGAGCTTGTAAATAGTTATGATGTAGTAGATGAAGCAACAGCACAGACCAAAGCAGAGCTACTAGGGTTAAGTACAGCATTTTCTGATTTAAATGATTCCATTGCTGAGAGTGTACTGGCTATCTATGATTTATACACGGGAGACCTTAGTTACTATACAGAGCAACAAAAAGAGGATTTCTTATTAAAAAGCACTTATACATCTGACGATAGTAGTACAACAACAGAGATGATGGAGGACTATCTTAAGTCACTTAAAGAGACGAGTACTAGGGAGGACTATATGAGTGCATACAATGAGTATGTGGCGATGAAGAGAGAGGAGCTATCTGATGCAACAAATAGTGATTTATTAACAGAATTATCGGCTATTCGCTCAGAGATTGAAGAACTTAAAATAGCCACGCAAGATGGCGTTAGGATGACATAATGGCGTATATGGGTCAACTATATGACAGTGAGTTCATAGAACAGGATGGGTTTACGGATACCCATTCTACACTGGTACGTGGGGATACGTGGAGCAGTGGTGATGTAGTTAAGAGTGGTGTGGGACTGTATAAGTTATCACATACTGACACTACACCTATTTTAGCAGATGGTGAGTATATATATGGAACAGCCCTACGTAAAGCATATTTTGAGGCAGGTAAGATATATCAATACCCAGTACAAGTAATAGATACAGATAGTGGTGACACAAAAGATGTGAACTACTTTGCACTCAGTAAGAACTATCCTAATTGGCACAATGAGCTTATTATAGGTAGTGATAATAGTGATTTTATTATTGATGGTCTTCGCTATTTAGGTAACAATTTTAATAGTGATGGTGAAATGACTTATGAGTATTGTGATGATAGCGATAAATACTACAAATGTACACTAGACGTATCAGATAATGATTGGAGCGTTAGTATAGATATGTATGATTGTGATGATGACTCACTTATAGGGGAGAGATGGAGTGCGTCTGGTAGTAGTGTACTCGTTATTGATGACCCTACTTTTGAATTTGTAAGCAAGGATATGTCTAGTCTTTTAGATGTAGAACCTAATACATTATTACAATTTAATACATTTAATGAGACTAGATACTACTATATTGAAACGTTACCTACTTTTGTAGAGGTAGCTAGCACTAGTTGGATTGGCTACATAAATGAACTTCTCCCATTTGATGGGTACTACTCTAGAGCGTTTTGTACGGATTACAACGCTACTAAAAAGTACTACAAAGTAAATGTAACAAAGAAGAGCAATAGTGTTATTTTGGGTAACTTAATAGCCGATAAAGTGAGTATTAAAAAGTATAGGGATGATGAACTAAGTGAGACTGTTGAGATAGTCCCAGATTGTTACATTGACAAAGATGGCATATTGCCAAAGGTATCAACGACTGTTTTTGGGAAGATGGAACTTGTCGCTGGAGATACGCTTGAAGTTGAATTTTTTGGTGACAATATAGTAATTGGGAACATTGAGACATCTTATATGATTGATGATGGGTTAACAAAGTATGACTTTTCAAGTGGTTATACAAACTATAATAATAGAACCGAAGAGTTTGGAGAAGTTGAACTTGGTACTAAGCCTATTGTTGGACGTACAAGTATTAAAAATATACATAACTTTGAGGATGGGCAAATACTTTATCTTAGGTACAAGGAGATGCAGCTACATAATGTAGTGTATGACCCATTTGATAGTTTTTCTACTGGGTTAAGAAGTTCTTGGGTGATTAGGGCGTTTTTAGATAGCGTAACCATTAAACCACTTGATAATAAAAATAAGTTCCCAGAGAAACTAGAGATAGGACTTAGTGTAAGGGAGATTCTATGACGTGTGAATTACACGATGGCGTTTGTGAGTTCCCATCAACTCTGGCTTGTGTACTACAAGATGGGTATAGAACGACAAGAGATGATGACATTGTAGGGTACGGTGGTAGACGTATACAAGGAAGAGCCAATGCATCTTTTACTGTAATGTTTGCTACCGATACTGATATGGCTATTTTTACAAACTGGTATTTTAACGAGATAGATAGAGGAGTAAAACCTTTTACTATCTTGCTACCTATTTTTGGGGTACGAAAATATTGGACAGTGGAGATGACGAATAACTTAAATGAAAGTGACTTCAAAGGAGGTACTAGGATTTGTAAAATAGACGTAAGAGTGCTAGATGACATAGCTAAAATAATTGACGATGAAGCTGGTAAAGCTTTATGTGAGAGCTGTTAAGGAGTATAAATGGGTTTTGAATCGTGCCTACAAGAGACGTGTAGTAGAGTTAAGACTAGTGAGAAGAATGCGAAAGAGAGTGCTGATAAGAGTACTTATGAAGCTGAAAAGGCTAGAAAGAGTGCCGATGAGGCTGAACTTAGTGCTGAGAGTGCGAACAGAGATGCCGTAAGGGCTGAGAGTGTTGTGATTCCAGATGAAGCTAGATATAGTGATGATGCCGTTGATGGTATGATTGCGACACTAGGTAATTCTATTTGGGAGAACAGACAGGATATTGAAAAACTAAAATTAGGGGTTGAAGCATGACAAGTGTTGAACGATTAGTAACAAATGGGCAGAGGATTCTACAAGTTTTAAAAGATTTCTCTTTTAACTCAAGTGGCGATGTAAGCATTGACTACATTATAAACAATGACGGTGATGAAGAGACGTATACAATGTGGTCTGTTCGTAAGATTATGGACAATCTATACGGCGTAA